AGGAGTATTACAATGGCTTTAACAGTTCGCAAGGGTAAGATTAATCGTCATGAGAAAATCACCCAAGTATTATTAAGTGGCAAACCAGTATCACCTGATGAGATTGCTGCCGTATTCAAAGGCACCAGTCAAGAATCAGTATTGTACCGACTTTCGACTAACATATACAATATCCGTAAAGATGGTGGTATTGTTAAGGTCATTAAAGATGGTCGCAAAGTAACAGCATACCAACTAGTCAATGCGGATCAATTTGACCAGAACGGCCGTTACAAAGGTGCAACACCTAAAGCATCCGCTAAGGTTGAAGTGCCAGATGAAGCAGTAACGGCTTAATAGTTTTATGCCATCGCAGCTCGTTGTGAAACGCCGTAAGTCGGTGGCACCCCTTTAAGGTAGAGGAACAAATTGTTCCTATGGAAACCTGTTGTTTAAATTCCATAAACTTATGGGTTAATGTTTTTTCTCTAATTTTGCACCCTAAAAAGAAAAATTAGTCTTTTAATTACCTTTATAAGGAAAAATGTATGAAAAATGATTTATCAGTAACACGTACTTATTATGAACCAAAGTTTTATTTGTTGAATAATTCTCTGTTGCGAACACTATTAGAAAGCATTGGCCTTGACTTATCTTTCCAACGACCTGCTTGTTGGGACGAAAAGAAGATGAAACAATATTGTTTCTCACTCATTAACGGCCGTGCACCAACTCCCATTATCATTGTTAATATTGAAGAATCATTAAAACGGGCAATACAACCTCTTGACCGTCATTATTTTCAATCCTGGTTGAACAAAGGATTCAAATATATTTCTCTTGACGGCAACAACCGCACGGTGACTTTATTAAAATTTTTTGCTGGAGAAGTTGGATTACCTGCGGTTGAAATGCCTTTAGGTAACGGAAGTGTTACTTTAAACTCCGCAAATAATAAATGGACCACTTTACCTGAAGATTTACTTGAAGAAATTGTAGAAAACATTGGTATTAACATTTATGTGTTCACGGTATCTACTCGCAAAGAATTGTCTGATTTATTTACCAATATCAATGATGGTTTAGGTTTAAATGCTCAAGAGAAGCGTAATGCTAAAGTTTGTCTTTTTGCCAACGAAATACGAGAGTTAGCTGAATCATCAATACATCCTTTACGATTTATTTTCAAAAAAGGAAATCCTCGTTATGTGATTGATGAAATGTTTGTTAAGATGGCAACCTTCAACAATAAAGGTATTACGAGCGAAACGGCAGATAAAAAATCTCTCAATGATGCTTACGAAGATGGTTCTAGTACATCTAAGAATTTCATTAGGTCCGGCAAAGATAACATTCGTAAGACTATTAAACTTGTTGGAAAATATGGAACTTCATCATTTAAGAGAACTGCTACATTGATGAATCTTTTTATGACCATCTATCAGATTGAACAAGATGGAAAGAAGATTGTTGATGAAGAAAAATTCTTTGAATGGTTTGTAAACACAGAAACTCATCGTGGTCCAAAGATTGCATATCAAAATGCAAAAGGTGATACTTGGTCGTATGATACTTGTGGCAACAATTCTAAGAAGTTAGATTATGAAGCTCGTTTAAAATTGATTCGTGAAGATTTGTTACAAATTGACCCTAGTATTGTTGGTAGCTTGGATACAAGCCGAGTTTTTACTAAGTCCATGAAGTATTCAGCATTTATGAAACAGAATGGAAAATGTAATAGTTGTGGCAAAGTCTGTAAAGAATCTGAATTATATGATTCTGACTTGTGGCACGCCGACCATATTTTGCCTCATGCAAAAGGTGGTCAAACTATTGAAGAAAATTGCCAATTGTTATGTGCACCTTGTAATTTAAGCAAGAGTGATAAATTGGTAGCTTAATTTGTACCGCCACCATATAAACTATGGTGGCACCTCACCCTTCTATATTATGAACAGAGAAGATTTATTATTGGTTATTTTTGCGGTTTCATCCGTGATTGACACGGCATTAAACATATACAAGGAAGTTATTAAATAAGGGATTGGTAATGAAACTTGAAATTGAAGTTATTAAAGAGCACAAAGATGGTTCGGCTGACGCCACCATAAATTTTGATAGTGAAGCACTTGAATTGTTAGTTCAATGGGGTATGATTGCTATGTTAAAAGAAGCAGTCAAGAATGAACATTATAATCCAAAGAAAAAGAAAGTAAAAAAATGAGTGCAGATAGATTTGATTTTGAACAACAGATTCAAAAATGCTGGATGGTTACCGATGATATCTCTGATGTTGCTGAAGGTATCTTAGAGCACAATTTAGATAAAGACCAGATTGTTAATGCTTTGACTGGCATCGTTCAATTATATGAATTAAAATTTAATAAATTATGGGATTTATTTGAACATCCAATTATGGATATTGTCCGTGAAAATAAAATGTTGAACGAAGAATGTGCTGCATTGCGTGAGCAATTACAACAATCCGATCCTGATGCACATGGTTATGGTATTGCGGCAATTAAACCAAATAAGAAAGAAAAGAAATGAAATATATTGCAAAACCAAAATTATTTAATAATACCGGCATGAAAGAGTTTGATGATGCTCGTGAGGCAGTCCTATACTTGAATAAGGTGTTGTCCGACAATGATGTGAAGCCTGAGTTGGACTATGTTTATTGCACCTAAGGCGTCTCCTAAGCAGTTAAAACACGCTATTGAGGAGTATGTTGGTATTGGTAAGTTGGTTTGTGTTGCCTAGGAACAACAGTTCGGTTGACACCATCCACCTATGTGTTATAATGGTCTCTTAATTGGTAAGGAGTTTTTTATGGATCATATTAGTCGTGAAGAAATTATTACAATGTTATCATTTAAAGGTTTTACTACTGAGGCATTGATTAAAAAATCCGATGAAGAATTGGATAATTTGTATATTGAATATATTGTATTGCATGAGGATTATGTATGATTAACTTTATTGCCGGCGTTGTTTTAGGTTTCATGGTTGCTACTGTCGGTTTTACTGGCATTGCTCAGGCATTAGATAAAACCATTGATACAGTCAAAACTGTTTCTATTAAAGTGGATACTGGTAAATGAAAATTTATAAAGTTCATGGCAAACAATTTACCGATATTTTAGAAGCAGTAAAATATATGGACATAATGAAAGTGGCAAATTATCTACACGCAAGGCAACTTGAATATCTTGATGCTGCGGTTGATAAGTCCGATTTGAAAGAAGCAAAAGAAGTATTATCTCATATTATGGAGTTAAAATGAAACTTAAATTGTCGTTGTTTTTATTATTGGCCTTGACTGCTTGTTCAAGTGCACCAGTATATAAGGTAAAAGGTTATGATGGTCCTGAGGTAATGGGTCGCAATGAAGTTATCAATGCGGCTCGTGAATGTCTCCGTGCCAAACTAAGACCTACTACCGAATATGTTGCACAAAAAGTGGACACAGGTGGCAAAGTATTGGTACCTGTTGATGTGCGCTGTGATGCTTATTGAGATTAATCATGGAATTATTAGATAATTTGGCTGAAGTTGGTTTAACTACCAGAATACTACAATTTATTATTATTGCTTCTGTTGCAATATTGTTTGTTGGTATATTCTGGCGCTTTATTGTTATTGGTGGTGGAATATTATTTTGTGTTATTATTTTAGCGATGCCATCAAAAGCTTCAATGCAAAAAATCACCACTCCAGTTTATTCTGCTGATATTGCACCCGCTGAATTCATTGAAGATTGTATTCGTTATAACAATGGTGCAACTAAAGAGAGTTGTCAGAAAGATTGGAAAGAGCAAGGTAATGGCAAAGAGTGAAGATGATAAAATGTTGGAAATTATTGTTGAAGATATTGATAATGCTTTAATGAAATGGCTGACTACATATGAAATGCCAGGTTTAAATCTATCTGCCATTATTTTGGCACGATTGACTTGGATGGCCAGGATGGGTAATTACCGTGAAGATTTAATTGAATTATTAAAAACACCAGAAAGTATCTTGGAACAAGAAGAAGATTATAAGGATATATTTCATTGAAAATTGTAATCAATACCTGTCACGGTGGATTTAGTTTATCCGAAAAGGCACAAAAACTATTCTGCCAATATTCCATGGTTGAATGGAAAGATTGGCAAGAAGATTGGTCTTATTACGATATTGAACGCAATAATCAATATTTGGTTCGTGTTGTGGAAGAATTAGGCGATGATGCCAATGGTAGATTTGCAGAGTTAAAAGTAGTAGATATTCCCGATGAAGTGGAATGGCAGCTTGAAGAATATGATGGAAAAGAATGGATAGCAGAAAAACATAGAATATGGAATTAAAATGAAAATTGCTGTATGCGATGATCTGCATTTAGAATTTGGTAATATTTTCCTCAAAAATGAGGAGAATGCTGAAGTGTTAATTCTTGCGGGTGACATTTGCACAGCTAAAGTTTTCAAGCACAAACCTAAAGAGCGTGCAATGGTGAAAGACTTTTTCAAGCGTTGTGCTTTCCAATTTCCACAAGTTGTGTATGTATTAGGTAATCACGAGCATTACGATTATGATATTGCTAAAACTTATGATACACTCAAAGCCAATTTAGCAGATTTGCCTAATGTTCACCTTCTGGAGAAAGAAACTTGGGAGTATAAAGATATTACTTTTGTTGGTGGTACACTATGGACTGATATGAATAAGTCTGATTCCTTGACTATGTGGCATTGTGGCCAGCGTATGAATGACTTTCAGTTAATTAAGAATAGTAATCGTATGACACACCATAAGAATGTAATTTATGCCAAGAATCCAGATGGTTCTGGTTTGCATTTAAAAGATGCTGAAGGCAATTTGGTTATTGAAAGAGTTGACCACTATGAAAAAGCTTCACGTTGGTCGCCAGAAGATTCTGTGGAAGACCATCAAAAAATGTTAGACTACATAAAGATTGCTACTGCGGATTATGGCGGTAAAGATAGAAAGTTTGTGGTCGTTACGCATCATGCTCCTACGCCATTGAGTATTGCTGAATGGTATAAACATGATACATTGATGAATGGTGCCTTTCATTCTGATTTAACTGATTTGATTTTGGATCGACCACAGATTAAGTTATGGTGCCACGGTCATATGCATAATGTATCAGATTACATGATGGGTGATACCAGAGTTGTTTGTAATCCTAGAGGTTATGCTAAGTATGAGCAACGAGCAAAAGAGTTTGAATTGAAATATTTGGAGATTTAATGTTTGAATTATTGTTTGCTCTTTTTATTGGTATGATGATTGGTTATCTCCTAAGAAAAGATAACCAACCGCCTATTGCCACAATATTAGAAAATCAAGTAGAATATTACGAAAAAGAATTAAAGTATTATAAAGACCTATGTAAATGGCACGCTGAGAGGAATAAAAAATGAAAGTAATATTAAGTAACTATCGTAATCATTGGTTATCACCTTATATCATTCTCAAAAAGGTTTGCTTTTGGGAAAAAGATGAGGATCGTATTTACAACCACAAGGATGACCCCAATAATCCGTATGAAAAGTGGGTTAACTTTTTAGACCCAATTTGCAAAGTTTGGCAAAAAATATTAGATATTGTTCATCCAAGAGTAATGTATGTTAAGATTGACCAATGGGATAGCTGGAGTGCAGACCACACCCTATCTTTAATTATTCTTCCTGTTATGAAACAGTTGAAAGAAACTAAGCATGGCGCCCCATTCGTTGATGATGAAGATGTGCCGGAAGAATTAAGAAGCATTAATGCTGAACCAAAAGAAAATGAATGGGATACCGATTCAAATCATTTTAAGCGTTGGGATTATATTATGGATGAAGTTATTTGGGCACTAGAACAGCACACCAAAGATGATGATGAATCTCAATTTTTTGACCATTCTGCTTATAAAGAAGATAGTCATAAAGAATGGTTAGATGATTTAACTAAAGGTGTTAGTAAAGTTAAAGTTGACCAAAAAGGCCTAAAAACACATCAAGAACGAAAACTAAATGGTTTCAGATTGATGGGAAAATATTGGACTGGATTTTGGGACTAAAATGATACCTTATTATTACCTTTGGCAGGCCAAGAGATTATTGGCTGGTGCTAAGAAAACTATTGAATTGATGGATGACCCCGACAATTATATGTTGGAGGCACAGAAAGATATGCTTGAATTGGAAGTGGAACATTTTCGTGAACAATCAGCAAAGTTTACCATTTTTCTATTGACCTTGGCAGTATTCTGTGTTAGCCTAACATATCTTATTGATAAAGGAATATTTGATGTTCACAAAATTTTTGGATAAAATCAAAGCAATTAACTTTGCTGGTTATTTTTTTGGTGTTATTATCGGCAGCTTCATTGTTGCTGCCGTGGCATTCTTTATGGAGAATCCGCCATTAACAGAATACAAAGGTGGTATTCAAAACCATTTAGTGTGGAATATTAAAGGCGAATGTTACTTTGTAAGACCTGCCACTAATACAGTATATCTCATCCGAGTAGAGGACTGCGACAAGGGAAACAAATGACAAATAAAGATTTTAAATTAAGTAAAGAAACCAAGCGGATTCTTTCAAGCCTACCTACTAGTAAGCGTGGTCATTGGAAAGGTATGATGATTCAAGCTGAAGTAGCAGAAAAAAATGCCAAGTTGGCTAAAATTCGTGAACCTAAAGGAGAAGCATAATGTCGTTATTTGTTGAAGTGAATGATGTAGAAAAAGGTTGTCAAGTTATTATTAATTTAGATACGGTAATGGAAATTGCTCCTTTACGCACAGGTGGTTGTGAAATTGCTTTTCCTGACCAAGCATCGGTTGGCGGTAAGCGTACCATTAAAGTAACAGATTCTTATGCAATGTTCAAACAATTAGCTTTGCAAGTTGTTTCTGCTGAAGATATTGCTAAAGTGAATGGTCGCATTGCAGCTGGTAAGAAAGAAAAACCACCAGTTGATGATGTATTGGCGTCCATTCCAAAACTATGAGTAAATTCAAGTTAATATGTGAAGATGAGGCTATCCCTTTTGGGGGTGCTTCAAAAATCATTCAAGAATTTGATACAGATGATTTGGTTTTTATTCTTGGGAATATGACCAAATTCTTACAGATAGCAGGTTATCTTGATAAAAGTAAGTACCTTTCACTTGAAAGAACTGTTAATTTGGATATTCTTGAAGAAGATTTAGATGAATACACCGAAAGCTTATTCACAGGAACACCAATCCCGAAAGAATAAATAAAGGGATATCATTAAACCTTTATTAGGATTCTCATGCTTATTCTAGTCATTGACCCCAGCGGTCTTACTCTTGATTGGTGCCTCCGATGCGTAGCAGCAGGTCATACAGTTAAACTCTATACCAAAGGCAGTCGTTCCTCGCACATTGGACAAGGTCTGGTTGATAAGATAACTAACTGGAAGACCTATGTCAAGGTCGCCGACCTAATCTTCTCCGCAGACAACCTAGAGTTTATGGATGACATACAGAAGTTAATTGACGAAGGTTATCCAGTATTTGGTCCAGGTAAAAAGTCTGCCAAATTGGAACTTGACCGTATGTATGGTCAGAATGTTATCAAAGCATTCGGTGGTCTAATTATTCCTTCCCACGAATTTAAAAACTATGATGCTGCTATCAATTTTGTTAAGCAAAATCCAAAGCGTTATGTTTGCAAACCATGTGGTGAAGAAGAAGATAAGACACTCTCTTATGTTGCTAAAGACGAAGCAGACCTGATTGGGTTCTTAACGAAACGTAAAGAGAAATCAAAGCAAGCACCGTATTTCATTCTCCAAGAATTCAAAGGTGGTACAGAAATTGCCTGCACAGGTATTTTTGGTCCTGCTGGTTGGATGGATTTCTGGTGTGAAGGTTGGGAATTCAAAAAGCAAATGAATGGTGACCTTGGTGTAAACACAGGTGAGATGGGAACTGTTACCCGCTACACCAAACAATCCAAGATTGCTGACATTCTAATGAAACCAATGGAGAAAGAATTAAAGAAGATTGGTTATGTTGGTATGTTAGACATGAACTGTATCATTGATGAAAAAGATGGCACACCATGGCCAATGGAATGGACTGCTCGACCTGGTTATCCAATGTGGAACATTATGCAACCTCTAATGAAGAATGAGGATCCTGCACAATGGATGCTTGATTGTATCAACGGCAAAAATACATTAGAAGTAGAAGAAGGAACTTGTGTTGGTGTTGTAATGGCCAATGCCGATTTCCCATTCAATAAGCGTGAAGAAGAAGATTACTTAGATTTTCCCGTATTGACTGATGGAGTTCCACACCAAAATTTACATCCATGTGAAATGAAATTGTCCAAGACAATGAAGATGATTGATGGTGAACTCTGTGAGAATATTCCAGAATTAGGAACTGCCGGTTCTTATATCGTGGTATTGACTGGTACAGGTAAGACTATCAGCGAAGCCAAAGATATGGCATATAAACACGTGAAGATGGTAAAGTTAGGTAACGACCCACAATACCGAACAGATATTGGTGAACGTTGTGAAGAAGGCCTAAAGAAATTGAAGAAGCATGGGTATTGTACCGATTGGAAGTATTGACATTTAACCTTGATTGTAGTATAATTACATTATGAATATATTTTACCTTGATAACGACCCCGTTAAGTGTGCTGAAATGCACGTTGATAAACATTGCGTGAAAATGATCCTTGAATATGCTCAACTACTTTCTACTGCCCATCGTATTCTTGATGGTACTCAATCTATTGGCCTCAGTAAAACTGGTCGCAAACAAACTCGATATGTTCTTTCTGACGAGCGTGAATCTATTTTGTATTCTGCTACTCACATCAATCATCCTTCCGCAGTCTGGTGTCGCCAATCTGATTCAAACTATATTTGGCTAAGTAAACTACTACAAGCCTGTTGCAAAGAATATACCTATCGTTATGGCAAGGTTCATAAAGTAGAATCTAGCGGCTTACTCAAAGCATTATTTTGGAATACACCAAAAAACATTCCTAATAAATCGTTTACCGGTCCTACACCTGCTATGCCTGATGAATGTAAAGTACCTGGTAATTCTCTGCAATCGTATCATAATTACTATGTAATGAATAAACAACATTTGTGGTCATGGAAAGGTAAGATAAATAGTAGGAATAGACCAAAATGGTTTAATGAAATGATGATGCAAAAACTACATGATACTAACCAAGAATTAGGATTGACTTATTAATGCCAACATATACATTTGTTAATACTAACACCAAAGAGGTAGAAGAACATCGTATGTCATATACAGTTCTTGACCAATTCAAAATTGATAATCCCTATTTAGAACAACATATTTTTGCCGAGAACTTTCCAGTTTATTCTGATGGTTCTCGTTTGTCCGTTCCTGGAATGGGTAAAGCAGATTCAACTTTTGAGAAGTATGTAATTAATCGTATTAAAGAATCGGTACCAGGTAATACTATTAAATCCGGCCACAAAACTAAGATGCAAAGAGAATGGTAATAAATCCTATTTCTTCAACAATTCAGCATTACGAAGGAGTCAAATTTGATAACAAAATTGCCCCCGTAGAAAAAATTCCTCGCCTGTTAAACAATAATAATAACAATAGGAGTTTTGATGAGCAAAAAAAGAGGAATGTCCAAACAACAGCGGTTGTATTACGAATATCAGAACAAGGACAGAATTAAAGAGCAGTTACAAGAAATTGCTAAACAAGAAAAAGAACTATCCAAACAAGACCTACATAAATCATATAATCCTCATGAGAACTCATACTTTACATAATGACATTCAATTATTGCCCACCTAAATCATTACCAGATTTAAAATCAGAAACATTCCCCGATGGAAAAAGATACTACACATTAGAAGATGGTACTAGATTACCATCGGTGACTACTGTGCTTGGCGCCCAAAAGAAAGAAGCCATTATGCGATGGCGCAAGCGAGTTGGTGAAGAAGAAGCCAATCGTGTATCAAAGAAAGCAACTAGTCGTGGTACAGGTGTGCATACATTATGTGAATACTACTTAAATAATGAAACCAACCTAAGTCAAAAAGAAGGCGTTAGACCTGATGCCTTTGAAATGTTTGTATCATTAAAACCATTACTTAATCGTATTAACAATATTCATTACCAAGAATGTGCTTTGTGGTCTAAACAATTAGGCATGGCAGGTCGTGTAGATTGTATTGGTGAGTTTGATGGTGTATTATCGGTGATTGATTTCAAAACATCTAAACGAATTAAACAAAGTGAAGATATTGAAGATTATTATTGGCAGACGGCTGCATATTCTTTGATGTATGAAGAAATGATTGGCACACCAATTGATAATCTAGTAATTATTATGGCAGTAGAAGATGAACAACCATTATTGTTCAAACAAAAAACACAAGACCACATTGAAGGTTTGGTGAAAGCAATTAATTTTTATAAAGGTAAATTATGACTTGGTTATCTCATATTGATATCGGTAGTTATAGACAAAAATTCAATCTCACCCAATTTGTAGAAACTGGATCATGGCATGGTGATGGTATTGGTTATGCTTACAAAAGTGGCTATTCGGATGTTGCTTCATGTGATATTGGTCAAGAATATGTTACAGAATGTCAAGGTAAATATCCCCAAGCAAACATTGTCCATTCGGAAAGTTTGGCTTTCTTTGAGAATGCACTACCAACAATCAATGCAAAGACTTTGTTCTGGTTGGATGCACACTTTCCTGATTATTATGGAACAGATGATACTTCAGAAGAACATCGTATTCCGTTAATTCCTGAAATTGAATTAATTAAGAAATTGAAACCTAATTATGAAAATGATGTTATTGTTTGTGATGATATTCGGAACTTCAGGTCACCAGAAAACCCACGATTCCGTGAAGGAGAACTAGATGAAAGGTTCGTAATTGATGTGGATTGGAATGCTTTTATAAATACACTACAAGATACACACAACACCAAGTTAATTCAAGAGCATGATGGTGTTTTGATATTCTATCCTAAAACCGGTGAAATTGATGATGTATTCACTTACAGAACAACATAGAGGTAAATGATGAAAAAAATTCTATTATCGTTTGTTTTAGCTTTAACGGCTTTAACAAGTCACGCTTGGACACAACGACCAAACTTTGCACAAGCACAATGTATGACGCATGCGCCATATGGATTTCCACAGGCAAATCCACCAACATCACCAATCTGCCGGCAAGCATATTTTGTTGGTTATGATGCTGCCGCTAAGTTGCCTCGCTATGTAACTTATGAATTACTTCCACAAAATGCTTTAGGTTGTGTTGCTCGCACTAATGCTTTTGCGGCAGACCAAGTAGTTCCTGGTGGTGCTACACCACAAGACTATGCTGCAACGGGTTACGATAAAGGACACATGGCACCAGATGGGGATTTATCATGGGACCCGCAGGTCGAATACGAAAGTTTCTTGATGACCAACATGAGTCCTCAGGCGGGTTCTTTGAATCGTGGCATTTGGAAATTGTTAGAAACGAGTGTCCGTGGTTGGGCTGTTCAACGCAACCAATCTTACACAGTATACGTTGGCGGTTTATACAACGCTTCTGATAAGAAAATTGGTAACGGTGTAGTTGTGCCACACGCCTTCTACAAGATTGTAATTAACAATGCGACTAATGAAGTTGCTGCTTGGGAATTTCCTCATGTTGCACCATATCCAAATCTTGGTAACGATTTGACTAAGTTCCGTAAAGGTGCCGGTACAATTGAAGGCGAAGCAGGAGTTAAGTTTGCCTTCCCTCCTAATGCAAAAGAGTTACCAGTTGGTCAAGAATGGCCAGTAAACTTTGGTGCTCTCACCCAAGCCAAACGTGCCAAATGTGGTAATAATGCCACAGATGATTGACATTTAAATAGTTTTATGTTATAATGGTTTCCTATTTCGTAAAATAGGTGGTGGGTCGGAAAAGAATTCGTAGAAGTTGTTTGAAAGTTGTTGTGGACGTGGCTTCGATGCCACCACCTCCACCAAAAGTATTTTGTGTAGCTACAATGGAACACCGAAAAACTTGCTAAAGTCGACCAATGCAAGGACCGGCCATGAAGAGCGGGGCTACCGTGGATTCAAGCACCAGACAAAATACTTCTGATGGGGGTGTTAGGTTTCGACATGGCAATAAGTATAACAATGGAGAATCGTCAACGCTAAAGACGTTAGGATTGAGGACACTCGGTCGAAGAAGCAAAATCTTTAAATGCAAACGAAAGCGTTTATAAAATTGCTGCCTGATAGGTAAGCGGAGTTTCGCCAGGTGAACTTAGCAACAGAATCACCTGGTATTGTTACTACCAGATTTAAAAACTGTCTAGTAACAAGAAGTTTGGTATAAATAAGTTATCAGCACCACACATATCGCTGATAAACACACATAAACACACATAGGAGTATTACCATGACCCCTTTTGAAATAAGGTTGGAATTGCTAAAAATGGCCAGAGACCTTCTGGTTGATGATTTCAACAGTCAAAAACAATCTCTCGTAGAAAACTGGCAACAACAAGTCGAAACGGCTAAAGTAGCAGGTACAACCTCGCCTGAATATCCAGTTCTACCTCAATTCCCCACAGAAACAGAAATTGTAACTAAAGCGGATACGCTGAACCAATTCGTTTCTCAGACACAACCGCAACCTGAAATCAAACCTACAAAAAAATCATCATAATTGTTGCATAAACAAGGAGATATAATGTTTCAACACATTAAACAAGTTATTGCTGGTATTTTAACGGCAGCATTATTAATAGCATTACCATCAGTATCACAAGAAATTTCTGATACTATTATCAAACAAGAAATCAATGAAGATTTCAATAAACAATTAGCTTGCCTCACCAAAAATATTTACTATGAGGCCGCCACAGAATCTTACGAAGGTAAATTAGCTGTAGCACAGGTAACATTAAATCGTGCTAATGATCCTAAATTTCCATCCACTATTTGTGGTGTAGTATATCAAAGAACATTAGGCACTTGCCAGTTTAGTTGGACTTGCTTAAAGAATTTGGCAATAAACAATAAATACGCATGGGAAGAATCGGAAATAGTTGCTCGCAAGGCCTTGACAGAACCAGTATTACATGATAGAATAGCCAAAGAAAATGCGTTGTATTATCATGCTGTATATGTAAATCCTGGTTGGCGAGGTAGAGTTGTCACTAAAATAGGTAATCATATCTTTTATGCCAGAATTTAAAACAACACCTTATGGTGATGATGATAGTTTTATGTTAGTGAGAATAGAAACAACAAATCGTGGTGAAGGATTGCCACCAACATATTCTCAATGTATAATGATGAATAAAAGTGAAATTGAGGATTTAATTAAGTGCCTACTAGAGATGAAGTAAAACAGTTTAGTCTGTTGATTGAAAATTTAGCAAAAGAAGAAAAACTAGGTTTCATGGATGCCATCTGTCATCATTGCAAAGAAACAGGTTTGGAAATTGAAGTTGCTGCCACTTTAATATCTGCCGCATTAAAGGCAAAGATTAAAGAAGAAGCACAAGAATTTAATATGTTAAAGAAAACTTCTAAATTGCCTTTATGATTGAATTGGTACAGGTCAGAACGCAAGAACAAAAAGACCTTGTCAAAAACATTATTGAAACACACCACTCATATGTAGCATCCAATTCTTCAGTAGGTCGTAGAATAGATTGGTTAATTTATATTGATGATGGTATGTTAGGTGAATGTATTGGCATGATTGGTCTTGGTTCATCTGTATATCCCCCACCTAAAGATATTCTAAGACACCTTGGTGTGTCTAAACACGAATACAAAGACCGGTTTAATTCTATTGCCAATAACTGGCGATTCTGTTTTTCCAAATCAGTTAAAAATGCTGGTACACAAGTATTAAAACAAATGCGACATAAAGCACCTGCGGCTTGGAAAGAAAAGTATGGTGATGAATTAAAACACATCATTACATTTGTTGGTGCAGGTAAGAATGGTGCAGTATACTTGGCGGATAATTGGAAGAAGATTGGTGAAACGGCAGGATTACCTGCACATAAAAGTAGTTCTATGAAATGGCATGATAATGCCGAATTGAAGAAGTTGTTTGTTAAACCTACTGGTGAAAACAAAAAGATTATATTGATTAAATCGTTATGACAGAGAATACAGGATTTGCAGCATACGCACTATGGAATGCTTTAAAATTGCATTTCACCAGCGATAGTTATGATTACTTTAAATACAATGGTAAAACCAATGTATCACAATCAACGTTTACCACCAACAAATCTAAATACCAGTTCTACAAGTTATCTCGTAAGTATGATTTGGAAGAATTGAAGAATTTCTATGTGGCAAATTTCATTGAAGGTAAAGGTGATTGGGTAGGCGAATTACTCCAAGATGGTGAGGAAAATTACCTAAAATGGCAGAAACGGCAACAAAGCTTGACTTATACCTTTGAAAATGATATAATGTATTTGTTGGATAAAGTTGATAAGCCAGATGACTTACTTTTGGTAAAATCAAATGAGTTTCCAAAGCTTTTACAGTATTTGATGAGTGGTAGTATTTCAATTGAAACAGTTATTATACTAGACAATATTATGAAATTTATTCCGATGTGGAATAAACAAATTTATGATGATATTGTTTGGCCAAATTGGTTGAGAAAAATTGAAAAGTATAGGCCATTCATACAATACGATAAAGAAAAGTTTTTACATATTTTAAAGAAGAAGATACATGAACAAACCTAAAATCAGTTGCATATACTTGGATATGGATGGCGTTATTGCTGATTTTGAAAAAAGATATATTGAATTATTTGGTGTTGCTCCACAAGAAGCAGAAAAGAGTAAAAAGTTCGACCATTACTTTGAAATGTTTATTGCTAACGATGGTTTTGCTGATTTGCCTTTAATGCCAGGAGCAATGGAAGGTATTGATTTTTTAAGAAAGTGCTCAGCACCAACACAAATGCTGACTTCATCATCTGACGAAAAACGACATGATGCTGTTTCTAAACAGAAATCGGTTTGGTTGCAAAAACACGGCATTACATTCAATCCAATTATAGTACCAGGTAAAAGATTGAAGCAACAATATGCCGCACCAGATAAGATATTGATTGACGATATGGAAATTAATATTCAACAATGGCGTGACAAAGGTGGCATTGGTATTCTTCATAAAGATTGGCCAACAACTTTGGTAATTTTGAAAATGTATGTATAAATAGATATATGGATGACTTTTTTGCTAGCCTCAAAGAGTTTTGTAAAACTTATGAATTTGATGAAAGTCAATTATTCATACAATCTCCTGTTGGCAAAGGAAACCCATTTTATGGTTGCAAACACGATGAGGATACTAGAAAACACCTATCCAAAATGCAATCTACGAAAAGGGGAAAGTTGAATCAGTTTTATGGCAAAAAACATAAAATTGAAACAATAGAATCCAATAGAAAAAAGAATATTGAAATATTGACTAAACTTAAAGGTAAAAAAGTAAATCAATATGATTTGGATGGAAACTTAATTGGTACACATGATGGTATCCGTTCAGCAGCAAGAAGTGTAAATCTAAAGTGTTATAATGAAATTTCTAGGTGTTGTAGAGGACTCAAAGAAAATTATTGTGGCTATATTTGGAAATACGCTTGATTTTTTTGAGAAGTTGTTATATACTAGCAGTTGATTATGAGTAGTCTGTGGATAATCCGTAATATTAAATATACTCCGTTATACGAAAGGTAATAAAATGAGTTTTGCAAATTTAAAACGTCAAAGTGGCAACTTAGATAAGTTAGCCAAAGCAGTTGAAGCTCTTTCAACATCTTCTGAAGGTAATGAAAAATCAGATAATTATTGGAAACCTGAGGTAGACAAGTCCGGCAATGGCATGGCTACTATTCGGTTTTTGCCAGCATCTGAAAAAGATGGCGAAGATGGTCTTCCATGGGTTAAAATCTTCTCACACGGATTCCAAGGTGCGGGCGGATGGCTAATTGATAATTGTTTGACCACTAAGAATCAACAATGTCCTATCTGTGAGCATAATTCTGCTCTATGGAATTCTGGCATTGAAGCGAATAAAGATGTTGTTCGCAAACAGAAGCGTAAGTTAAATTATGTTGCCAATGTCTATATCGTTTCGGATCCTAAGCATCCAGAAAACGAAGGCAAAGTGAAGTTGTTCCGTTTCGGTAAGAAAATCTTTGATAAGATTACTGAAGCGATGAATCCACAGTTTGAAGATGAAACACCAATCAATCCATTTGATTTGTGGAAAGGTGCTAACTTCAAGTTGAAGATTCGTAAAGTAGAAGGCTATCAGAATTATGATAAGTCGGAGTTTGATTCTCCATCGGCTTTATCAGATGATGATTCTGAGTTGGAGAAAATCTGGAAGTCTGAGTTCGCTTTAAGTGAATTGACTGCTGGTAAAGAGTTCAAATCTTATGATGAGTTGAAGCAACGCCTTGATAAAGTTCTTGGTTTGAATGGTGAAGCACCAAAGACAACCGTAGAACAGGTTAAAGCAAAAACATTTGATGCGCCTAAGAAGGCAGTTGATGTTGAACCTAGTTTATCAGAAGAAGATGATGATATGGCTTACTTTGCTAAGTTGGCCGAAGAAGATTAAACCTACGACCCCTTGGTTTGAACCCCGCTACGGCGGGGTTTTTTATTGGTTAAACTACTCTGGTACTATAAGTAATCATCTTTTGGAATGATTCTTCCAAGTTTCTTACGGGTGGAATTTTACTTCTTTGTTGTGATGAAGGTTTGACTGCCGTGGTAGAAGCCGTTACATTATTAATTGTTGATGACGATGGCTCTGCCATAGATGCTTCTACTTTAGCAGAATTATTTTCAGATTGAACGGTATTTAATTTTGCGGTTGACGGAGTTGATGGTGCAGGTACAACTGATTCTCCGGGTGACAAACTATTTGCAGTTGAAACTGTCGAGGCAGGCGATGCGGCTGGCGCAGGTGTTGCGGCTACAGGAGTTGCCGTTGGTGCTGGTGTTGTTGGTGTAGTTTCTCCAGACTTTCTTAATTCAATTTCCTTTTTCAATTCGGCAACTGCAGGACTTTTAGCATTACCAAATTCCATTTGTTGTTGAAGTTTGGCTTCTAATTCTGGTAGTGTTGCCTGTTTAAGTCCTTTTTTATCAACCGCTTCGGCTTTTTTTGTTAATTCTTTATTTGCCTGTTCTTCATCATACGATTCATATTGTGCGCCACCCGGTCCAACAACTGCGGCACCAGCAGGACCTTCTCCTCTCAGAGCGGCTTGCGGATCGGCCGCAATAAGTTTTGCTAC